GTAAGAGTCTAGAATGGTTTACTGGAAAAGAAGAAGTAAAAAACCAAATTCAAAACACTTATGATTCTAGTTGGTTTACAAAACAAGATGGTGTATTTACTTCTGATAGAAATATTAAGGTGAGAAAAGAAGCTTCGACAAATAGTGAACATATTCGCACTTTAGAAAGTGGGAAAGATTTTACATATAATTCTTTTGGTTATGAAAAAGATGGTTATGTTTGGATTAAAGGGGTTGATGGAACTTATCTTGCTACTGGTGAAACGATCGATGGTAAACGTTTAAATTATTGGGGTAGTTTTAGATAATTGTTTCATGTGAAACAATGGGTGGGGGAATGTTAGCGTAAAAATTTTAGCCCACCCTAAATATTTTTGAATAAATAGATAAAATTTAAATATAGAACAGTTTTAAAGAAAATGGAAACCTATAAAAATAAAAATAATTTATAATAAACAATAAATAAAAATTTTTCATTTGAAATTCGATTTTTGAAATTTTTAAAACGGAATTAAAAATATAATAAAGGGGAGTGGTTCTGTTATGACAACAACTTTGTTTGATTTTGAACAAGAACAACAAATTAAAAAAGAAGGTAAAAAAGAAAAAGTAAATAACAAATTAGATAAAGATAAATTAAAAGATTTATATTATAATCCGCAACAAATGTTAAGTTATAACAGAATCATGAACTTCGTTATTGCGGCTAGGGGCATAGGGAAGACTTTTGCGATGAAGAAATATTGTATTAATCGTTTCTTAAAAACAGGTGCTCAATTTATTTACTTAAGAATGTATAAAACAGAATTAAAGAAAATCGATCAATTATTTAATGATGTTGCTCAAGAATTTCCTGATACTGATTTTAAAGTAAAGGGAAAGGAGTTTTATATAGATGGTCAGTTGGCGGGATTTGCAGTTCCATTGAGCGCGTGGCAAAGTTTTAAAGGTAATTCATTCCCGAATGTTGAGACTATTTTATTTGATGAATTTATTCGTGAGAAAGATAATGTTGGTTATCCCCCAAACTGTGTGGAAGCTTTACTTAATATTATAGATACTGTTATACGTAACCGTGACAATTTTAGATGTGTGTGTCTTAGTAACTCAGTTTCTGTTGTTAATCCGTGGTTCTTATATTTTAATATTCTTCCTGAACCTGATAAAGATACAGGCGAGTTTAAAAGATTTTATTCATATGGACATTATGTATTAGAAATACCAAAAGGAAATGATTTTAAAGAAGAAAGAATTAAAACTCGTTTTGGTGCTATGATTAATGAATTAGATTATGGGCGTATGAGTTTAGACAATGAATTTACACATGATGTTGATACATTTGTAATGAGAAGACCTAAAACCACAATACACTTCTGTAACGTTACTTATAAAGGATTTACAATGGGAATGTGGGTTGATACGAAAAGTGATTTTATGTTCTTGAGTCAAGATCACGACCCATCATGTAAAAAATCATTTGCACTTAGTAAAGAAGATATGAATGAAAATCGTATACTTGTTAATAGCTATAGAAGTGAAATTTATCTAGATAAAATGGTAAGAGCATTTAAGAAAGGTTTGTTAATGTTTGATAATCAAATTATTAGACAAACTAGTTATGAAATGTTTAAGCGAATGGGTGTACAGTAAAAGCGGAATTACGTAGAGATTAAAACAAAGACCAAGATATAAAATATATAAAAGATATAAAATAAATATATTATAAAAAGGATATAATAAAAATATCTAAAACATATTAAAATACATAGGATACCGTAGAACCTTAATATATCATAAAAGAAAAAACCCTTCCTTAATTGGAGGGGTTAAAATATTTTTCCATACATTCTTTTGAGTGAAACCAACTGTCATAACCTTTATATTCTACATACATAGTATGACAACCCTGACAAATTCTACAATCTTCTCCTTTGAAATTTATTAAATAATCTATATCTATAATTGAACCTCTATAGTTAACTAAATAACTCATTTATTATTTATCCCCTTTTGTTGGATTTCTCCGAGAATGTATTCTTTTCCTTCAATGAATTTATAATTGTTGATATCTTTGTCGAAAAACCAATATAGAAAATCATCGAAACAATTATCTCCTGAAAATACTTTTGTTCTTTCTGCTAGTGAACCGTAAACCATATATTGTAGTTTAATCATGATGCAACAACCTTTCTGAGTTTCGCTTCATAGTATACTTTTTCTAATTCATCTACACCTTTGTATCTTGTTTTATTTGATTTTAACCTAACACCTGTATTTTCCATTAAATTAAATGATGATGTTTCAATGACTTTGTAAATTGGTTCGTCATATT